CTGACGGCCTGGTAGTAGGCCTCAAAGGAATCGGATACCCCGACGAATGCCATGCGGGCGCAGTGCTGCCAGTTGAGTCCCCATCCGCATATAGACGGCTTACTGACGAGAACCCTGATCTTCCCAGCTGCGAAGTCGGCGAGGCGCTGTTCTTTCTGGTCCGCCGTATGCGATCCGGCAATCTCGACCGCACCATGGATCATCTTCACGAGCATTTCCGTCTCGGCGTTGTACTCGCCCCACACAATCCAGAACTCTTCGTCTGCGTTGATCAGGTCAGCACAAGCCTGCACGCGGGCCTCCATGCTTTCCTTTCTGGCCGCGCGGCGCTCCATCAGGCTGCTTGCCTCCAGCGCGAACAGCATCCCGTCCTCGATTAGGTTGCCGTCATCCACCTCCACTAGATGCTCGGTTTCGTGTAGCGGCGGCAGGCGATAGGCGCTGTCGTCGTAGCCAAGATCAGATGGCTTGTGGACACATGCGCCCCACTGGCTTACCCAGCGCCAGAACATGTGCCGTGCATGGCCTTTGAGGCGCCATGTCTGCGTCTCGCCGCCATCGTGGACGAAGAACTCGGCGAGCATTTCCGAGCGGGTGCAGACGCCAAGGAACTCAGCGTGCGTGCCTAGCTCTGTCCAGTCATTCGGTGCCGGCGTTGCTGTCGCGCAGAGCCGATACGGCGTGCTGCCGAACGCCTGCACGAGCTGATCGAACGTCTTGGCGGTGTGATGCTTGATGACCGACGATTCGTCGAGCACGACCCCGACAAAGCGCGAGCAGTCAAACTTGTGGATGCGGTCATAGTTGACGATGTTGATGCCGGGGCGAACGTCCTCCAGTTCGCGGCAGTGGGTGATCTGCACCCCGATGCTCTTGCCCTCGGCGACCGTCTGCGCGGCAACCGCGAGCGGCGCAAGGATCATCACATCGCCACCCGTGCGGCGCGCTACTTCGTCAGCCCAAGCAACCTGCATGCGGCTCTTGCCAAGCCCGGTATCTGCGAAGATCGCAGCCCGGCCACGGCGCAACGCCCAAGCAACCAGATCGCGCTGCATATCGAACAGCGAATCCGGCAGGGTAAACGGCTCGGCGAGGCCAGATGGCGCTAGCGTTTCCAGCTTGCGCGATACGAATTCCTGATAGCTCATGCCTACCTCCAGGCAATACGCCGCCCTGGCCGCGATTGCAGCCGGTGGCAAAGTGGTTGGGTTATGCGGCTTTGCGCTTCCAGTGATCGCGGCCGCCTTTTGGCTTGATCAGGCCGACCGGCTGAGTCAGGGCGCGATCTACGCTCCACCCCATCTTGTCGAGCCGGTGAATGATCGTGGTGTGGTTGATTCCGGTGCGTCGCTCCCATTCCCGCAGGTGGAGCGTCTGCCCATCGAGG